ACTTTCAAATATGGGTTTTACATTTGAAACGTCTAAGGAACCTTTTTCTATAGATTCACCAGAAGTTCTGGTAGCTGAAGTTTTTGCTTTGTAAGTTTTTAAACCAGGAAAAAGAGCAACTAATAAACCTTTTTGATTTATCAATTGGCGAGGATCAAATTTCTCTTTTAATCGTTCTTTTACACCACCAGCCAATGACGATACAACGCCTTGACCTGATTGCCTTTTTGAAGAAACTAAATCTCTAAGAGAAGCCATTATTTTATTCCTATAATTGAGGTATCTCCAAGATTTTCAAAATAATCCGTATTCCATGCTGGCGCAACTTCTTCACCTGAAGAAACTGTATCTTTGTTACTCGAATTATTTGTAATGACTTGAACGTTAGTTTTCGATTCGGTGGTTCTTTGTTTATTCGACGAAGTGAAATCTTCTATTCGCTTAGTCAAAGTTTGTCTAGATTCGTCTAGTAAGTTTAATCCTTGAGATTTTAGTTCATCAAATTTAAACTGGTCTGTTAATTTACTAAGTCTTTTTTCTACATCAGGCATATATGATGATGGCAGATTTTTAATAAAATCGGTACCTAACATTTCTTCTAAAGCATCGTCGGATATTGAATCAAACATAGTTCTAGCTTGCAATTTATCTTTTACAGATTCTAAACCATTTTTTAATAAATCATATTCTTTATAGTCTTTATTATATTGTTCATTAAAAAGTTTTAACGATTTCTCTGAAATATCCGCCTTTATTGGTTCTATTTGAGAAATTAAAAGATCAATTAAATTTCTATTTGGTTTTGATTGTTTCGATTCTTCAGATAGTCTTTCCATTAAAACTTCATAAAGTTTAATTTGTTTACCAAAATGTTTAGCCTCAGAATCAGATAATAATAGTGTTAGCGGTTCTTTAAATCCTGGAATGGGCACACCATAAATTTTTGCTGGTCCTTTACCATTATTATATAACTTGTATGCCGCATTATTGAATATGGGTTCAATATAACCATGAGTATCATCTAGTCTTTGATTAAAAAGAGATTCATCATATGCTAACGGTTGAGCTCTAACTGGTTTGCTCATTCCCATTGCTTCACTGGTTGCATTTTTAGATAAGATACCAGATTTTTTTAATTCTTGGAACTCAGTTTCACTAAACTGATATGGCAAATAGGATCTTCTTTTGTCTGATGTTTTTTGATTTTCTTCAAATCTTTTGGCGGATTCTCGAATATCTTCCATAGAAGATTCTTTTGATAATGGAGTTTCCGCAAAACTACTTTCTCGGAATTTTTTTGCGAAATATTCTAATCCAAATGTTGTTGCAAAAACACCCATTAAGTAACCAGCTAATCTAACTAGTCCTTTTTTACTGAATAATAGAGAAAATACTCCACCTATAGCTCCCCTGATTATAGTGGTAGCCAAAACTCTCATAAAACTTGTTTTGAAGAAATCTATAAAAAAATCTTTAATTATGTTACCTAATAATTTAAAGGGTGATAATAACAAAGATAATGCTTTTCCTATAACATCAATGACAACCTCTGCTAATAATTTAAAAGCACCAAATATGGCCTTACCTAAATCTAAAATTGCACTAACAATACTTTTAAGTCCATTAATAATAGTTGAAAATATTTTTCCTAGAAATCCTAATATACCTTTAGATTTCTTCTTATCTTCTTCGTCTTTTTGTTTCTGTAGTTTGTCTTGATTATTTCTAGCCTTCTTTAACTCTCTTTCATACTTTTCTTCTCTTTCTTTTGCATTGACAAAAAACATATCGGCTTTTGTTCTTGCATCACCACTTTTTAATTTAACCAACTTAACCATGTTTTGTCTTATGACGTTTACATCTCTATGCATAGCAGGAAGAACCATAGTGTTCTTTGCGGTCATTTTAGTATTGTATGAGATTGTTTCTAAAACAGGTTTAATTTCATCTAAAGACGCAGACTGAATAGAAGATTTGGATAATTTTTCAGCCGAAGCTGTTTTGGCGGCATAAGTTTTTAAACCAGGAAATAAGGCCGTTAAAAGACCTTTTTGATTTATCAATTGGCGAGGATCGAATTTCTCTTTCAATCTTTCTTTTAGACCACCAGCGAGAGCGCCAGTAACACCACTACCTTGACTTCTTCGGTAGGCTACAATTTCAGCTAATCTATTTGTAGGAGGTTTACTTTTTTTAGTTGCCATTTTTTATCTCTTTTGATTTTGTGCGGCTTTTAATCTTTCCGCCTCTTCTTCTAGATATCGCATTAACATATTCACATAGATATCTTTTTCCCACGGAATCAAATTCTCCAACTCTGTCAAACTATATTTGTGGTGTTGCATTAGAGCAAAATTGGTATGATAATGATTCTGTAGGTTGTCATGACCAAATATTATTCGAAAAAACTTTGTAGACCTTCGAGTTCGATGTTTTCATGATATCCGCACTTTTTACATTCAAAGTCAACTCTCTTTTTCATCTTAGGCATAGTATCAAAGAAAACTTTTATTTTTTCCAATTCTTTTGATTGTAATGAATCTAAAAATTCCATTAGTTCTTCACTTGAAGAATCTTTTGCATAATAAATGTTGTCTTTGTCATAGATATAATCAATACAATTAATAATTAATTCTAAAACCACATTAAAATCATCAACTTCTGTATTATCTTTAATCAATGACATTTTTGGATACTTCATAACAATACCTAAGTCATTCGTAATTTCTATTTTATTTGTGTGTTCTGGATTTCTTGTTGGTTCAACTTCTAAAATATTGAGTTCCATTTCAACTAAACTGTTACATTTTTTTGAATCTTCTTCCGTACCAATATCATTATTGCAACGATAACGAAGCTTTACGATTTCACCAATAGATCGAGCTCTGAGATTTAAAAATAAATATTCAATATCGAAAGTTGGTAAGTCTTTTATTGAAATGTCACTTATAACACAATTGTTTAATACTTGGATAATTGTATCCACAGAATATTTTGCATCATCCGACTCATATGCCATTAGAAATAATTTTTCTTCCTTCACTGTGAACGGTCTAAATTTTACCGAATTGCCAGAAGAGGGTAATTTTATTTCATATACGGGAACATCAATTTTAGGTAACATAGTATCTCCATTTAAAATCTAAAGAAATTTTCAAATAATTTTGTACTTTTAGCTCCGAAGTAGGACGCTGCTGCTTCTCCAAGGTCTGTATAACCTTCATAGATGGGTTCATATTTTTGATATGCGAATTGTACTGTCAATCTATGATATCCGTCATCACCCCAAGCCAAAGGCATCGCAGCAACACCTACTGGAAATGCATCTATTAATTTCACTGCATAAATCTGTTTAATAAAATCATCATATTGAAGAATCTGTATGTTGGTCATATAACGAGTTTCTTCGTCATGTGAAAATCGTAAATTATTTGTTATTGGATTCATTATTGAACTAATCCAAGAATCAAATAATTTTCTTTCATAAAAGTCGTTCGTACAAATGAAACCCAAGTTTATATCGTTATATTGTTTTTGGTAAGGAACTTTAAAAGAAGGTCCATAAATTTTGACATCAGCTGTTTGTAATGTTTTACCAGGTAGTTCAGCTGATTCACACTGTAGAGATAGATACCTTGTTATATTAGGGTTTGATCCTCTTCTTGGATCTCCTGATGGCCAAGATTTTCCTGTTCTTTCATATGTTGTTGCACGACTGACCCAATCCGTAACATCGGTAACTAATGTATTTGGTAAGTTTAGTAATTGTTCTAATACGTTACTGTCGATATTGCCATCAATATATCTTGGGATAGGAAGAATCATTTTAAATCTATTTGGTCTGGCTAACCCGTCTTTAGCCTTTATGTTTGATAGAAATAATGTTGGTGTAAAAGACATTAAAATAATTCCTTTGAATCCTGAAATACTTGTGATTTTGAAATAGGTTTTTTTTCTGAAGTAAAACTTTCTACCGGTAACAAAGCAGCAATATCCCATTCATCTGCACTAATCTCCAAAAATCTAGATTGTATTTGAGTAAATAGATAACGTTTTATGCAGGCATTTTGTTCAAAAATTTTTGCTGCAGATTTTAGTGTTTGATAGGTTAATCTAAGTTTTGTAGTATTATCGAACTTGTCATTTGTTGCATATGAACTTAGTTTATCCATTAAAATTAATCTTTGTTTAGGATGAATGTAGTGAATATTTAAACCCAAAAATCCATCTGCATAACGTTCGATTGGTAGAACCAAAGGAAATGTATCATAGTATTTCATTTTTTCTTTGGTTTTTGGATCATAAACAAAAAAGTAAAGTCTACCAACAATACTTCTTTCACGAAGTCTTGCCATGTCATTCATCAAACTTGCTTTAGTAGGTTTTAAGTTTGCGACTTTCGTGCGTAACCAGTCCCTAGATTCTCTGGATCTAGAGGCGAAACCTTCTTTTTGTAGTGAAGCTTGAATACGGTCGATTAGATATGCCATCGACTATTTATACTAGACCCAAATCCCTTTCGGTCAGTATTTTGAATTGCCAACCTCTTTCCTTACAGAATATGTCTGCAGCTTTCCATTTTTCTTGGTTTATGGCATACGTCATAGATTCTTGTAAAAATCTTTTTGTTTTTCTTTTCTGCACGGGTCTTTTAGTTTGAATTTCAGGTTTCACTTCTAAAATATGAGTCATTACCGACCCGTCTTTTTTCTGAGTTTTTACTATGAAGTCGGGGAAATAACGGTGCATTTTATTGTCTATTGGACTTCTGTACGGAATAAACAATTCTTCGGATGCCCACCAAACTACACCCGGATTCTCATCCAAGTACTTCATAACCCTCAGTTCCCAAGAGGAACGAAAGATTATGTTAGTGGGATCACCCTTATATTTTGAAGGGTTGAGTGGAGTAAACTTTCCTGTATATGGCATAAATATTATATATTCAACAAAGGAAAGATATGCCTTTTTTCAGTTTAACAGACATAAAGATAAAAGATCCCACAAACACGGCTCAACGGGGTTCTCTTTTACCTAGTGCATACGAGAGTAATGTACTTAGATATCCACTCGATATTGGTTCTTTAGATAAGGGACACTATATGGTGATACATGTGAACCAACAGGTAAAAACTCAAAAGGATTTTAGAAGGGATACAACTAACGATCTTCCTACAATTATACAAAATCAAAGAAACAATGGTACTGCACAAGCTTTATCTTCTACAGGCCAAAATTTAAAAACTTTCACTGATGATGCAACAAATTTAAAAGAAACTAAACAGTTAATTAATATTAGTGAATTATTAGCTAAAAAAGCAAAATCTGGAGTCTCTCCGTTATTGCAATCTTTTGGTGTATCTAAAGAAACAGCTGAAAATGTTATACAACAAGTGGGTGGCACTTTAAACAGTGTATTTACTGGTGGCGGAGAAGTTTTTCGTGACCAAGCAAATTTATTAACTAGTGGAAACGGATTAAGAACAATAGAAAGAACAACTGATACGATTGCTCTTTATATGCCAGACACTTTGAGTTTCACAAATAATCAACAATATTCAACAGCTGAATTTGGTAATTCTCCTTTAGCTCTTTTATCGGCAGCCGCCGCAGGTTACAGTTCTTTAAAAGAATATAAAGGAGACAAAATAAAAGAAACCGTAAGGAATTTAACTCCGTTTATTGCTTCTAGAGCCTTACAAATTTTTGCTGGTAATGCAGGTACAGCAGTTTTTGCTGCTGCTACGGGAACAGTAATTAATCCTCAATTAGAATTAATTTATACATCACCTTCTTTTAGAGAATTTAGATTTGATTTTATGTTATATCCAAGAAGTTCAAAAGAAGCTTTAGAGATACATAAAATTTTAAACAGACTTAGGTTTCATCAAGCTCCAGAAATCTTACAAGAAGGTGCTGCTGGAGGATTAGGCGCTTTCTTTTTAGTTCCTCCTTCAGAATTCGATATTAAATTTTATTACAATGGAAGAATAAATCCAAACATTCCGCCGATTTCAACTTGTGTTTTAACTTCGATTGATACTGATTATGCACCTAATGGTTGGTCTGCATATGAAGTTCCTGGTAATGCTGGTAGACCGGCTTTAGGTAAGACTGGTATGCCAGTAGGTATAAAATTGTCTCTAGCTTTCCAAGAAACAGAAATTCTTACAAAACAAACTTACAACGACAGGGGTGGACTTTCAGTTACGGATTTTTCTGGCGATGAAAATAACTCAATCGAGAGTCGTAGCTCCTCTGATCAATTAAGATAAAAAAATGGCAAAATATTTTAATTACTTCCCTCAAGTTCCTTATTTCAACGATGACGAAAAAACTTCGGTTGATGTTGTAACGAACTTAACTTTTAAATTTAAATTTAATGATGCCTTTAGAGAAAACTCTGTAGTTTATTATGATTACATTGTTCCTGAAGGTGAAACTCCTGAAATACTTGCTTCAAAAATTTATAATTCACCCGAAAGACATTGGATCATACTGATGGTAAATAATATAATAAATCCATCAAACGATTGGCCAATGAATGGTTATTCTTTGAACAAATATATTAATTTAAAATATTCTACCAGTGAGTATGCCGATACAGCGAACACTTCAAATACAGGTATTCAATGGGCAGAATCTAACATTAAAGAATATTTTGTAAAAGAAAAGAAAACTATAATAAGTACTAAACAAAGTGAAGAAAAAACAATAATTATAACACAACAAGATTATGCAAATACTTCTCCAGTTACTTCTAATAATTATACATTAAGTGATAGTACACAAATAGAACTAAGAAGAACTAGAGGAACAAAAACATACTATGATTATGAAATAGAAAACAATGAAGAAAAAAGAAAAATTAAACTATTAAAACAAGAATTCGTGCCTTTTGTTGAAAAAGAATTCAGACAACTAACCAAATAATATGGAATTAGATTATTTCAAATCTACTGGTTTTAGAATAAAAGAATTAAAAATCAGTACAAAAAATGGAACAGAATTAGATATAACACAGTTATATGAAGAGTTAAACATTTTTGATTCTATTTTTCAACCTTGTCTTAACGGTAACATTCTAATAAAAGATTCTAGTGGATTGATACACAATTTACTTTTGGATGGTAATGAGTTTCTTTTGGTAAATATCGGTAAAACTAATGATGATGAATTGAGTATAAAAAGAATATTCAGAATTTATAAATTAACCAATAGAAAAATGGTTAACATGAATTCTGAAACATATATCTTACATTTTATTTCTGAAGAGTTTATTCAATCCACCGTAACAAGAGTTTGTCAATCTTTTGGTGACAAAACTTTATCTGAGATTGCTTTATTCATATTAAAAGATTATATGAAGGCGCCAGATAGTAAAATAAAAGATGGCATTTTTGACCCTTCTTTAGGTGTAAAGAAGATAGTTTTTCCGACACTTTCACCGATTAAGGCTATAACGGAGGTTGCTAAACTGGCAATTGATGAAAAGGGAACTCCTGGATTTTTATTTTTCGAGAATCTTTTCGGTTACAATTTTGCTAGTTTAAGGAATCTTCTAGAAAGAAAGTCTATATTTAATATTAATTTTAATCCTAAGAATTTAAACACTTCAGGAGAAGTTTCTGATTTTTTAGGTGTTAGACATTTCGAAGTTTTGCAACAATTTGATTTGTTGGATAATATTGAAAAAGGAGTTTATGGTGGAAAATATAAAGCCTTTGATCCACAAACACACGATTACGTTGAAATGTTGTTTACTTACGACAGTATAAATCATCCTAGAAATCCAGAGAATTCTGCACCATCAATTGGTAATATAAGAACATATGATGGTTCTGTAATGGATTCACATTTTGATGCTTCGTTTATAAGAGGTACAACAAATCTACTGGCTGATTTTGATGAAGGTATTAGGGAGGACGATGAAGATTCTTCTCAAAAAAGAATTGACTATGAAAATATCGTGTTTCAAAGACAAGCAATTTTCGGTCTGTTCTCATCACAGAGAGTCAAACTTGTTGTTCCAGGTAACTTCTTGTTATGTTCTGGAAATAATGTTTTCTTGCATGTACCAAAGTTTTCTCAAAAAACTCCAGGAGAAGATAATTGGGATAGAACTCTGTATGGAAGTTATATGATTGTTTCTTCACGACACATGATAAAACCAAATGGAATTCATGAAACCATTTTTGAGGCTTGTACTAATAGTTCAAATAGAAGTGAAAACAATGTAATGTATGATAGAAATAGTTATTTAAATGGGGACTATAATGCTGCTTGAAGAGAATAAAGAATACGAAGGTGTAGTTGTTGATAATGTAGATCGACTAGGTAAATTTAGACTGAGAGTCTTTATATTTGGTTATCATGATTTAACCGGAACTAGAATTAAGGTTGAACATCTACCTTGGGCATTTTCTGGCCAACTTCAAAGCTTTCAATCTACACCGCAAATTGGTTCGATTGTAAAAGTAAAATTTAATTTTAGTAACCATCAGAATACGACTTGGTATCCAACTTCACAGTATACAAAAACTGGAGGTAAAGTAAAAAGTCCTTTGCCTTTTCTTGTTTATAACCCCGAAACAGAAAAGTTTATAAATTCTTTTAATGCTTATAATGATAAACAATTAGATTCTTTAAATAATCAAATACAAGAACTTGAAAATCAAAAATTAGAATTTGAGTCTCAATTAGAACAATTAAAAACAGAATTAGATCAATTAAATTCTCAAGAAATAAATCCAATAGACGAATTGTCGAAGTTGACTACTGAAAAAGATGTATTAGAAACTTCTATAGAACAACTAAACGAAGCTGAAGTTAGAGAAAATAATAGTTATGCTCAAAAAATAAGTACAGATAAAAAATTTGCGTTAGAAAATTGGAATAAAGGTTTGATAATCATTGGTGGAAGAATACCGTTAGAATCAGATAGTTCCTTTGCAACTTATGCTGAATATGAACAAAGTTATACTTTACGAACAGTGTCTTTACATGAAGATGCTTTGCAACAAATTAGAAGTAGTAGAGCTCAGTTTATTTCGGAATCTGGCGCTATTAGTGAAAAAATAAAAGAGACAAGTTCAAAATCATCAAACTTAAATGAAAGTAGTAAATCTATACAAACAGAAATAGATGCAAAAAGTCGTCAGATTTCTGAAGTAAATTTAAAAATTAACACACTAAAAGGATCAGTTCCCTCTGGTACCGTGGCAACAACAACTGGAGAAAATTTACAAGAACAAAATGCACAAATCAGTCGAGTTGATAAAGAGACTGGTAAAGTTTATGCAAATGTTAATGGTCAGGAAAAATTAATTGGAGTTTGGACAGGACTTTATTATTATACACCAGGTTTTAATGGTCAACCGGGAATTCCCATCTATGATAGACCGACTAATGAATTTATTAAAGAAGAATCTTATTTGGTAGCTTCTGACATACACGCAGCAAAAAGAGGTAATACCACATCGAATCATCCATCACAAAATCCTTCAATTGAATCTTCAAACAATGATAAGACCTGGAACTGTGATATATCTTATGAAACTAAACTGAAAATATTAACTAAACGTCAAGAAGTAATGATGGCAGTAAAATGGTTGAGAGATCAAATTGCAGGATTTTTTACTGGGTTATCCGATTCAGCTATTAGTCAATGGATTCGAGCAACAGTTAAACAACTAACGGCTGTTTTAAAATCGATTCAAAAATTTTTGAAATTTATAAATGATGTAGTATTAGAAATTGCTAAAATAACCGCACAAATAAGACAATTAATTTCTTGGATTTTAAGTTTACCTGCTACACTATTGGTTCTATTGCAGGACTGTTTAACACATTTCTTCAATTCGATATCTGATGCATTTTCGGAATCTTTGTCTATAGGAGGAGATTCTCCAAATTCATCATTTACTGAAATTACTGAATTAGTAAACCAAGCTCAAAGTACATTTGGCACAGCCATGGAAACTGTTGAGGCTACTACGATAGTTTACACTGAAATTAAAACGATTGAAGCAACATTTGAAAAGGTATAATGATGGCAGATACAGAAGTTAGTAAACCACAGGGTGATAGTACATGGTATGAACCGGATTCGCAAGCAGCAAATTCTGCGTATACTCATAATCATGGTTATTATACAAATTCCGGTCATTTTGTTGAGATGGATGATACTCCAGGATCAGAAAGAATAAGATTACAACATCGCATAGGAAATTATACTGAGATACAATCTGATGGTACCGAAGTTCACAAAATAGTCGGTGATAGTTATGAAATCACAGTAAAAAATAATCACGTTTATATAGAAGGATATTGTAGTGTCGTAATAAAAGGAGATTCAAAATTAAGTGTTGAAGGCGATGTATATCAAAATATTCAAGGAGATGTTTTTCAAAATGTTGAAGGAGAAATGAATGCTGTTGTTTCTGGAGAGATAAATCTAACTTCAGAATCAGACGTTAATATAACTGCTGGTGGTTTAAGTGGACAAGTTAATATAAATGCGCCTTTTGGAGTTCATATAGATAGTGATGTTACAGTAAGTGGTTCAATATCTTCAACTGGTTATATAGCTAGTAGTGAAAACGTCGTAGCATCCAAAAAAGTTTTTGGTGCTTTGGGATTAGTAACTCCATTAGGCATTCAAGTAGGAATACCTGATGCCGGTCCAGTTTCTCCGGGAATCTTATCTACTGGACCGATTACTTCTTTCACTTCAGTTACAGCTCCAGTTTTGAACGATGTTTATGGACCAATTGCTTTGTTTAGAGCGATATATACGGGACATACTCATCCAGCTCCGTCAGGAGTAACTGGCATACCTTTCCAAGGAGCTTTATAATGTCAAATGTTTTAGGTAGACTCACTTCGTCTTTCGATTCAGAAAAATTTGGTGATGATGTAATTTTGAGTGATATGGCAAAACAATTCTTGAATACGAATCCGATAAAGGTGTCTGCTTGGGCGGCTAATGATTTATCGAACGGTGCGGTTACAAGAACCGATTATTTTCAAAATCCAATATCTTCTATTATTACTTCAATATCATCGAATGTAAATTCTATTATTACTTTGTGTACGAATGATCCGGCAAATAGTTATCCTTTAGCAACCTCATCGATATTAAACTTAGCAAATTCTTCTAATAATTTAATAACTCAACTTAATTTATTTTTAGACCATACGAATAGAATTTCTGGTGTTTCGACAGCTATTGTTGATACTACAACCGACGGATTAAAACCTAACTATCAAACTTGCATAGGAGCTGGAGGCATACTTCTAACATTACTTGCAACTACTGATAATGTTAGAACGGCAGAGCCTATGTTAAATCATTTTACAAGTTTGTATATAGAAGATGAGTTGTCAGCAAATAGTTGGAATATAGGAAACTCAAAAGTTTCACTGCAAACTGTACCATCTTCACTGACATCTTCGCAGGTAAATGCGATGAATGTAATAATAAACACGGCAAATACTCTAATATATCAAAGAAGAACAGAGGATGAGAATTATTTCTATACCTCACAACAAATTATAAATGAATATCAGTTGTTAAATTCTTTACAAAACTCTGGTAGTACAGAGAGGAACCTAATTAACAGTAAAATTGGAACTACAAAACTTAAAAACTCTATAGGTAGTTGAATAAATAATAAATGGCAAACATTACTACGAATGTCGCAAGAACGTATAAGGATTTAGACCTCCTTTTCAATGTTCATCCGATAAAAAAAGATATTAATAAGCACACTGCTGAGATGGCAGTAATTAATTCTATTAAAAATCTAGTTCTTACAAATCACTATGAGAGACCATTCCAACCAGAACTTGGTTGTAACGTTTCTAAACTTTTGTTTGAGAATTTGGATTTTGTCACTGCGGCCTCTTTGGAAAGAGAAATACAACAAACCATTAATAACTTTGAACCTAGGGCTTCTGTTTATAGAGTAAAAGCTATTCCCGATTATGATAACAATGGTTTTACTGTTGACATGGAATTTTTAATAAGAAATAGAACAGAACCCGTAACAATAACATTTTTTCTGGATCGAGTAAGATAAATGACAGATCGTTTAAAAGTAACAGAACTTGATTTTGACACAATCAAATCAAATTTAAAAAATTTTTTAAAAAGTCA